AGTAGGTGTAGTCTTCGGTGTCGTAGATGACGGCCGAGTTGTAAAGAAGGTTTGCTGGCATTTCATGCCACTTGCGCTCTCTTGATGCCGAGAAGCGAGTTGATGCGCCCCATGGATGCGACTGGTGCGGAGATCGTCATGTCTTGAAAACTGGCAAAGGAATCTACGCTGCCGCGCTCCCTGTATAAAGAAGCTGCCATCAACACTGCGCCAGATTTTACGGCCGCATCTGGAACGGTGACTAGAGAGTCCTTGTAGCCAGCCTGTGACCGACGCTTAAAACACCAAGCATTTGCCGCGTTTACTGATGTGGTCATGAATGCGGTGTCATTGGCCGTCGCGCCGTCGATGCCGAGGAATTCGGTGAGATTCGCCGTGGTGATCCAAGAACAAGAGGTCGCCGTGTTCCATGTGACTGTGCCGACAGGATCAACGGCCTCGCGCTCAATGTTTGCGGCAGTGAGTTGGAAGAGGATCTGATTGGTGAACAATATCTGATCGTTAAACAGATAATCGCCTGAGGCGTTCACTCCGGTGAAGTAGTAGATCGGGATCTGGAAGACGGTGTGAACACCGTTGATGGTTGCGTCGCATCCTGAGAGTGTGATCTGTTGTCCGACAAGAATGTCGGTGGACTCGAGAGTCTGAACCACGCACACATTGTCAGAGATCATCTGATGTGTGACTGTAAATGTGGCCATGGTTCAGACTGCGTTCGGGATCAGGCTTGTGGGATCTTCACGAACTGGTTCGCGTCAATCATGATTGGTGCGAAGTATCCACGGAAGGCGACATCACGCGAGAGAGTTGATGCTCCCGAACCGATGTCAGCAACGATTGCGCCCTTCTGTTGCTCATAGCAACGGAACGCTCCAGTGGCGGCAGCTCCTACAATCGTGGTCTTTGCTGCGAAGTTGGTGTCAACTACGAGGCGAAGTCCAAAAACGATTGATTCGCGTGAAGCGGCGTTCATTGTGCCGAACGCATTCATGGGGCCGACCTGTGGAAATAACGGTCTGTCCGAAGTATCCGAGAGCGTTCCCAATTGCGCAAATACATCGCCAGAGACGAAGAGATGGTCTGGCAAGTAGTTGCCGCTGCTAAGAATTGTGTTGGCGCACGCGTAGATCTTGGCAACCCAGTCGGCTGGATCTGTTGGGGCCACATTGCCTGTGGCCTGAGTTGTGCCAGTAAGCAACGCATCGGCCGCAACATCGTCGGTGAACAATGCGTATTTCCGACCAAGGTCTTCTAACAATGCTCCGAGGACTTCGGGGTCTGACCAGTCAATTGAGGCTTCTGACAGTTGGACATAGCCACCGTAGATTCCCTTTGTGACTTGGACATCATCAACAATGAACTGTCCAGCGGTGATTGTGGTGTTCTGTGTCTGAGGGCCGCCAATTGAGGTATGGGTCGTAATTTTTGGAATTATGAAGATCTTGCCTCCTGCTGGCATGGCGCGAGCACCGATGGCATCAACTACTGGGCGCAATCCTTGGATCCCGGAATAGATAGGAGCCACGATTGGCGTGGGCATGATGCCATCCAAATCACTTGTGGTGACCGATGGGGCGGCGGCGCGTAGGCGAGCGTTAAACTCGGCGGCGATTGAGCCACCGGCGAACTGTGCGGCCATCCATTCGCCTGCTGATGGCATCTTGAATTCTTGTTTTGCGGTTGCGTAGATTGGTTGGGTCGCAACTGCGGCCTCAACTGTAATTGGTTCTGACATGGTTTCATCCTCCTCGGATGGTGGTTGTGGTGGGGTTTCTTCTTCTTCTATTTCTTCTGGTTCCTCAGATGAGGCATAGACAGATTCTATTTCGGCTTCGGCGTATGCCGGGAAGGAGACAAGTGACAACTCAATCATTCGAGCCTCGCTGACTTCCATCACGCCATCAACGCGTTTGAATTTTAATGGAACGGCTCCGATACTAACTGCCGAGATACTGCCATCAGCCAAAAGTGCCATGGCATCATCGCCAGCCCTCGTCGTACTCACCTTTGCGACGAACAAAAGTCCTTCGCTGCTTGACACTCTCTCGGTCACGCGACCGATTACGCGTGTGTTGTCGTGATATTCCAAAAGTTTTGGCATTGGCCCATCAACTGAGATGGAGCCTTCCAGGAACTTTACTGGGCCGACATCGTTTGACAGATTGGCGACAACATTCCATGGCACCGCGAGCCCTGTGATGGTGCGTGTTGGTGTGCCATCGTCTGCGGCCGCATCAAGCGTGACCAGTTGCGCGTTGAATTTGATCATGAATACATCTCTTCTCTGTCGTTGTCGCGTGCTTCTTCTACTGGTACTTCGGCAAGATGGTTTTCGTAAAGGTACGCATCAACATCAAACTCCACAAATCTATTTCTTGGCAGAACATTGGTCATGCTTAAAGTCATTTGAATGACATCAAGAACTTGCTTTGCTCCAAATAGGTAGAGGTCTTGGCGCGCCTGTTGCGCGTTCTGGTATGTGAACGAGCCACTGATGCCGATTCCTAAAAGGTAAGGAGGCACCCCGACTTGTCGAGACACTTCGAGCGAAGAGTATTGGCGCGATTCAAGCAGCTGGAGTTTGTTCGGGTCGGACTTAAACTCGTTGAATGTAACACCGCCGGCGAGTGCACCGATCGCACCAGTCTGACGAGCGGTACGCCATGAGGCGGCAAGTTCGCCAAGATCTTCAGCGGACATCTGCTCAGTGTTCTCACCAACAGTAAGCCAGCCCGCCGCAATCTCATTTGAGGCGAAGCGTTCAGCGGCTTGATCAAGTTTCAATGCGGTTTGGATTGTGCGCGCACCAGTGAACAGGAATCCTTGAACGCCACTAATGAACTGGATGACATCATCAGTTGGTAATTGGACACCGTTAAACATGACTTGATTAGACTGGCCGAAGAACTGCGGGCCCGCTTGGTCAAGTGTTGAGATCATTGAGGCGGGCAACCATTGGAAGGACAGTGGGCGACCTGTCGCCGATGACCGACTTGTCACAAACCAGAAGGCCCTTCCGCGCATCAGAATATCCATGGCGGTGTTGCTCATGATGAAGTTCATGGTGGACTTGGGATCTGGTGCATCCATCCACGCTTCATTCTCAAGATAGATCTTCTCGTACCGTTCGCCTGTCCACTGTTTGGTGTAGTGGCGTAGCGGCAAACATCCGACCATAGAGAGAATCATTTGTGTGGCGCGCGCAACGGTGGCGCAGGAGAGGGCCAGTTCTGTGCTCGCCCCGACAGAGTACGAGTAGAACTGACCCACCTGCGCGGCACTTCCAGCGGCAGCTTGAAGCGGCGCGGCCGTAAAGGAGGGGGTTTGTTTCCTGTTGAAGATAGCCACAAGTGGGGTCTATCACATTTCCGAGCACATTTAGTGTCAATTTGCAAAGATTATTTGTGGCTTGTTTCGGGAGGCTGGGCGTGACTCCAACGCGACGGCAAACACTGCGCATCGAGCCAACTCAATAGGCCCTGGACTCTTCTGCGAACTGAGCACTATGGCCTGATTGGTTGAAACTGCGACCGCTCGCGCCATGTGTTCGGCGAGACCGATGTCGCCTGTGTGTCTGACGCGATCTTCCACAATCATTGACCGCACCATTGCAGTCCACTTGATTAACTCTGCATAGCCGACAATGGTCATTCGTCGGCGTAGGTCTGGCGGTGTGTGGATCTCCAGCGATGGGGTGACACCGAGTGTGATCTTCGGGTCTGCCATGATGCGCACGACTTCGCCCCACATCTGCGCCTCGGAATCGACACTGAACGCAGTCTCCAATATGACATGGCTTTCTGACATGGCGGCCCTGATGCCGACATAGCGCGAGCCATCCAGCGAACTGTCTATGACAAGGTGACCGCCATCTGGCATCAGTTCAGCAGTGCGCTGCCGATCCCAAACTGTTAAGGGCAACCATGCCTCAGCGGATGCAATCCACAGGTTTAAGTGACCTCGGATAAATGCTTGTCGGTTTGGTGAGTCAAACGCTAACTCGAGAGCCTTCATGGTGATGGTCGTGCCGAGTGCTGGGTTAGCCCACGGCCACCACTGGCGATCTTCCACACTTACCCCGGGTGGCGGTGACCACTCGGCGAGATAGAACGCAGTGTCCTTCCCTGAGTCAATGGCGGCGATGCCCTGCGATCGTAGTTGGATCATCGCCGTGGAGGACAAGTCTCCAGCGGTGCTAAACATGAGCATCATCGGATTGATCTTGGCGATCTGAGATGGGCGCAGAGCGGTAAAGATCACCTCCGCTTTGATGTCGTGCACCTCGTCTAGGAGACAACAGTCAATGCTCATTCCGTGTGCGTGTTCGGATGCGGCCACAACTGAGATCACTGATCCGTCTGGAAAGTCAATGCGCTCATCGCCGTTCTGCCAGCGGACAGTCATCTGAATCTTGCCTTCCATCTCTCGAGCAAGATCACGGAAGAGAGCCATAGATCGCTTTTTCTGGTTAGCAACAATGACAACCGACTGGGGCTCCTTGCGAATGGCGGCAAACTCAGTTGCCCACCAGCCCGCTATTGCTTTGATGAGGATGGACTTGCCTTGTTGACGGGCCGTGGAGATTAACGCTTCACGGAACACAAAGTCACCAGCGTCATCTACCGTGAACGAGTCACGCAACACGCGACACTGCCACGCCATGAACTTGAGACCAAGCACACGCTCCGACCACTCAATGATCTGATCACCGTAAGACTTACCACTCGGCACACGCGTCACCAACCGGGGCTCATCACGACCAATCATGCCATCTACCTGCGCTTTACTGTCCGATCCTGCTGGTTCAGGCTGGTTCGGGGAAAAAAGAAGATGGGGGCTCGGGCTCTC